AAGATATCGGGCTTTGTCGAGGGGATTTATTCTTGGCTTTTTAAGGGTAGTGAGGTGGATAAAGCCGAAACTGAGAAAAAAAATGACGAGATAACCAAAGCATTGGAAGATTTGTATGCCAAAAAACAATCAGCACAAAATGTTCTCTCCGAGTTAGGAACAGATGTGAAATCGGGGAAGGCTTCTGCAAAGGATAAAGCCCGATATGATGTTGCCAAACAGACAGTGATTGAGGCTAATGCCTCAATCCGTAGTAGAGAGGAGCAAAGACGAATCCTTTCTCGTGGGGGGTACGCAGCCTCAAAATCTAAATTAGAAGAATTAGAGGGAATCGACCAACAAGAGAGAGCCAGCCGATTGCAAAAAAGGATCGAAGCAAAACGAGCCTCATTTGACCCCAAAGATGTGGCAACAAAAGAAAAAGCAGAAGCAGAAGCCCAGAAAATGCTTGAAGATGAAGCCCGAAGACGACTTGCTGCATACTCTCAACAGATGGCTGCTGGTATCAATCAGAGTGCTGCTGAGAGAGAGGGATTGGGGGCTAAAAATCAGTTTCGTTTGACTCCTTTGGGCGAGGGTGCAACCTATGACTTTACTAATGAAGCCATGAAAGGTAGTGGTAACATTGAGGAGTTCGCATCTTTTATGCAAGTCATGCAACCCCTTCTTAAAGCGGGCATGTCCTTAGAAGACATCAAGGCTCTTTCTAAGGGAGGGGCTGGAATTAAAGAGAATAGCACGGGTCTGGCGTACAACTCTTTGTTTGGTATGATGGGTGAGAAAGGTCAGACCATAACAGAATCGGCTTTAGGTATTCCCGCTTGGAACAAGCCAGAAGTTGCTGGCTTGAGCGTTTCTGAGGCTGAGGAACGCCTTGTGGGTTCAACGAGTTCGGGTGGTGAACTAGAAGTGTTGAACGAACTCACTGACTCCCAGTACGAAGCACAACAAAAAGCCAATGAGTTATCCATTGATGCACAAGATTCACTAGATTCTATGGTTACTTCTTTTGAATCATTGGGAGCAGACACCGATGAGATGAAGAAGTTCCAAGAGAAGGGGCTACCACCAGCCATCGGTAAAGAAGTCATGAAGGCTATGGTTGCCGAGAAACTCTTTGATGTCGCTTCGGCTGCGGGCATGAGTTTGGACAAAGTTATGGAAGCGTATTCCTCTCAACAAGATCCTAGTAAGAAGAACAGTTATGTGAAAGATGACCTCGACAGACAATTGAAGGCGGGGAAGATAAAAGAAGAGGAGTACAATAAACAAATAGGTGTGATCAAAACTCTCGGATTGCAAGATGGGTATTTTGATGGTCAGACAATGACACCTATGGGTGCTGGTGCTTTAATCTTCACACCAGATGGTCAAGCGTATCATACACGAGGTGACGATGAGATGCTCGTTGGTACAAATCTCAGTGGTGGTGGTGGTTCGGGTGGTTCTGGCTCTGGTGATATCCATATCGGTACAGTAGTGGTGAAATCAGATGACCCCGAAACATTCAGGAGAAAACTCAAAGCCGTTGCCAAGACCAAATCTGGTCGAAACGCTATGAACGGGAGGAGTAGATAATGACTAGAGCAAGAATACCGAGTGCTTTTTATAAGCCCGATGACGAATACAACGGAATGGGACGAAAACCCGTAGTTCTTGATGTGCTTGGTTCAGATTGGGAAACGAGTGTCCTCCCCGACAACGCCAAGTTCGTCTTCCATGTCAACCCTAGTTCGCTCGATATCAACTACGGAAAGACAGTCTCCCGAATACAAACAATGGGTGGCTATATCGAACAAGTGTGGGGACACGACACCACCGAGATATCTATGTCGATCAAGACGGGGGCATTTATCCGAATCAACTCTGGATTGAGTGCCGTCACCAATCCAGATATGGGAGGTACTAGAAGGGATTCTATCGCCTACGACAAGTACCAAGACCTCCTAGCCCTATTCCATAGCAACGGGGCTTTATATGGCGAAAATGGGCAGATTGTGAGGCACGGGATTATCTCGTTGTACTTCGACCAAGTGACCTATCTCGGATGGTTCACGACATTCACGGTGGCAGAGAGTGCCGAAAAACCCTATTCCTTTGATCTGACAGCCAACTTCACTGTCCATAAGGAGAAGCATATTGGCTTGCTCCCCTCCGAAAAACTAGGGAGAGGTTGATATGGCGAAGAGAACCAACAGTAACTTAAACGGGGTGACCGAAACAGACACCACTGCTTATGAGGCTTCTGAAATTGACGACATACCCACCCTTGTGGTGGGAGCAAGCAAAAGCATCACTTCTGTGGGATCAAGCCCGTTGCCTTACATCCCAACGGGTCGAAGATTCGATTTGAAATATGAACCATCAAGTGGGGTGGCTCTTGATGGTGGTGACCCTTTAGTTCGGATGTATTCCCCTTTTGTTCTTCAGTATTTACCCCCCGCTGATGCCCAAGTGTATATCGGTGACATGAAGAAATCCCGAACTACCGATTTATCCAAGAATCTTAATACCTTTGCAGATGCTCTTGTCAATAACTTCGATGTCACTTCGTCATACGATGGTGCAGTAACAACATCCTCGTACAATTCATTGGAAGCCCTCGCTCAACAGCAAGCCTACCGAAATCTCTCCTCTTCTGAAAATGGCACAGCCGAGAGTTCCTTCGTGGGGTCAGCCCAGACTTTATCATATATTTCACAACTCTTTGCCTTGATGAATCTCCCTCCTTTGCAGTTTTTAATTAACCCCAACTCAATGAGTATCACTTACACGAAGATACAAGACTTCTCAGCCCGAACTAGGAAGAACCGAGTCTTCAAAGCGTGGGGTGAAGATCAACCCAAGATCACTTTTTCAGCCCAAACGGGGGGCTTCGTTGCTCAATCGGGTGCTGGGAACGAGAGCCTAAATAACTTTTTCACTTTGATGAACACAGCGAACTCAAAGGGGCCGAGTGGAATGCAGTATGCCTCAAAGCGACAGTCGTTGGCTTTCCAACATTTCATGGAAATCCTTCAGATGTATCAGAACGCTTGCCTTATCTACGACAAGATTTTTGATACAGAGGCACATTTAGGGGTAGGGTCATTCTTGATACATTACGACCAAATGACATACGAGGGGCTAATTGAATCTTTTGATTATTCCTACCAAGAGGATACCCCGAATGGTCTATCCTTCAACTTTGATTTCACGGTGTCAAAGATGTACGATTGGAACTCTCAACAAGGAAGCCCTCAAAGAATCCAACCCCCTTCTTTTGATGCTGACAGTAGGAAATAAATAATGGCAAACGCAGAAAACAGACCCTTCAGTGGGACTTGGACATACAACAACAAGAAAAGCAGACGGCATGTACCCGATTGTATCGTGACCTTCAATGGGGAAACGGCTATGCCCTCTTGTACTGGTTGTATGGGTCAGATAGACCTCCAAGACTTGATAACTTCTGTGTCGGTGTCGAACTCCACCGACACCTCTCCCTCCTCTGTTTCTATCGGCATGGATTTGCCCACCAACAGAAGGTCATGTTTCTTTAGGGATAATAAGTTCATCCTACACCCTGGCATAGAAATCCATGTGTATATGCGTGGGTATTTCACGCACACCGAACTAGGGGGTCAGACAGAGGATGACAATTACAATTTGAACAACGCCACAATGAAGCCCTATTACCAAGTGTTCAACGGTGTCATCACTGAGGTTTCTCACGGGTTCAGTGGTGGTTTCTATTCAGTGTCGATGAGTGCCTCAGATTTCCTTCATTTTTGGCAGTATCAGTCTATCAATACCAACCCCTCTGCTTTTGCGTCAAAGGCAGATGGTAACAAAACCAACATCAACTTCACGGGTCACTCCTACACAAGGAAAAACCCCTTCTCGGTGGTACACGAATTGTTTTCCTCTGGGCATGGTGATGCTGGTGGTCACGAATGGGTGCTTTCTGACTTCGCAAATATTGGAATTAAGTCGGATTTGTTCCAAGCGAGTTTCTGGGAGGTCACGGGATATTATTGGCAACAAAGATTCCAACAACCGATGGGCAAACTGAAAATGTATGGGACAGACGGAAGACTCTTTAATTCCTTCGAGCAGTTCCTCCTTAGTTCAGACCTCATTGGCACGGGGGAGGCAAATATATCCTCCGATAATTGGGCAGCACTAGAAAACAAAAATACAGACAAAAAGCGTTTAGGGGGAATCGACAACTACATGGATTCTCTTTTGATGGTTTTGAGACACAGTTCCTCCAAAGACGGTGAGGTGAACAAGCAGCAGTATGCTTTCCCTTCTAGTTCGCTTTTCTATGTGGAGAACACAACATGGGGTGTCGACACGGCTAAAGGCAAGGGAACACGGGGTTATAATGTCGCTGGTGTGACGGCTTTCGCTCTTGATATCAACTCGCTGGGTCAAGTGAATCTATTTGAGAGCCAGATGCAGACCAAAATGGACATCGCCTCTCAAGTATCTCTCGAAATTGGCTTTGAGTTTTTCATTGATTTCAATGGGGATTATGTTTTTAAGCCCCCCTTCTATAATCTGGACACATCTGACTCAAGGGTGTATGTCGTGAAGGACATCGACCTCATCTCTTTCAACTCATCAGAGAAGGAAGCCGAATGTACTGTCATGAAAGGAACGGGGGGATACTTCAGCAATATGGCTTCTCTGTTTGGGAAGGAGTTCGAGAATAGAGGTATGTTCGTTGACTGGAAAGGGGTTGCTAAATATGGTTGGAGGGAAGCCTCGTTTGAAACAACCTTTCTGAATGACCCCAAATCCATTTACTATGCCGCTATGAACCGTATGGCACTCGCCAATAAAGATGTTCAAAGTGGGGATTGTTCTATCCCTCTCAGACCAGAGATGAAATTGGGTTTCCCAGTGTATATCGAACCCTTTGATGTGTTCTATTATGTGACGGGTATCTCCCACACCTTTGGGTACGGGAGTGATTGCACAACCTCTCTGACACTGACAGCCAAACGAGCGAAGTTCTTCCCCCCCATGAATAAGATGGGGCGTTTCCCCAAGATTGAAGAAGTGGATTTCAAGAACATCTACCGACCCAATCACGCTCTGTTCACAAGAAATGGTGTCGGACAACCGAAATATATGGGTTTCCCTTGTGTGGTGTTGGCTTCAGACCCCCACGAGATTAACCCCCTTTGGTTTGGATTGGGTGAGATAACGAACTTTTTAGTGAATCTCACGAACAACACAACGGGTGAATCTGTTGGTGGTAATCACTACGAGGGAATCCTCACGTTAGTTCGTGCTATGAATGAAGTTGATAAACGAGTTCGGTACGAGTTGCTAGGAGGTGCTGCCAAAAACAACAAAATCTGCGTGAAGAATGCCGAGGGAACTGACTTAAAGTTCACCTTCTATACTTTGGCGGAGGCGGCGGGGCAACTGAGAACCGATATTGATAATCGAACAGATGCGAAGGAATGGACACAGTATGAGAAGAATGATGCGTTCGTTTCGGATTCTTTTAAGGAAAAAATTACGAGTTATCACAAGAATGATGGCACAGCCCTCCTCATATTTTTTAAGATTCTTGATGAGGTACGGGCAGAACAAGGGAAGTTCATAAAGGCTGGGACAAACATGGAGAACTATCTCGCTAGTTTGAAGTTCATGAAATCGAACTTCCGACCCGATGACCAACAGCCAGGGATGTATCGGTACTACTCGTCAGCCTTCCCCAACGACTTGTCGAACTCAGCCACTTTTCAAGGTATGGGCGATAGGCAACAAGTGAATGTTGCTTCCTACAACCAAGATTCTATGGTTGTCCAAGAGGTGCTTCTCCCTCATGAGATACCCTCCCCCAAAAGCACTGTCAAAGTGATTGATTTACATGATGGGACATACGATATTGTCAACCCCAATGCTGATGACCAAGCAGAAAAAGTGGCGAGGGCTGGAGGTGACTCGGTGTTCATCACGAAATATGGCTTACCCATACGCTCATTCGTTTACAAAGACGAAAGTGCTGGTAAGACCGTTAATGGGTTCACTTACAATGTCATGGCGACAGAAGACATCAAGAAAATCTGTTTCGCTGTCCAGTTCATTGGTCGCAGACAACAAATATCCTTCAAGATCAATGCCTCCATCAAGTTCGATAAGAATAAGAAGAACTTTTCTCTCGCTCTCCCCCGATACCAAAACGACCCCTTCCCAGATGGTATCTCTGTGGGGGAAGTTTACGACCCTTTCATAGACAATCACATTGAAGCCATCAAAGTTCTTGTGAAGAATGTGAAATCAACCCTTGCAAGCAACAATCAGAAAGTTCGGTCGGAGTCTTTTCAAAAGTTCCTTGATGGGCTAGTTCCCAAATATGATAAGATAAAAACTCGTTATAATCATAGGACTTATTCTAGGCGTAGAAAGGGTTATTTTCAAGGGGCCTATAAGAAAATCCGTTCGGCAATGGAATCCGATTTACATGAAGCCGTCAAGTTTGTGAACATAGCAGAAACATTGGCGATATCCGATCAGTTATCCCCTTATTTCAACAGTGAGAGTACTTCGTTTGAGGTGTCAGCCAAAATACCTAGTGGGACAAATTATTACAAGGGTACGAGTGTTCCGAGTGAAACCGTCATTGGGGAAGATTTGAAACTGCTAGACGGTGTTTCCGACAAGGTGATTCAAATGGTTTCTATTCTAAGAAAAACCACTGACACACGAAAGCCTCAAGACTCGTACGAATATGGTTTTTTAAGTTCGTGGGATGGACACCCTCTTTATAATGGAGCAACAGACACTAGGAAGGCAGAACTACAAGAGTGTCTCCAAGAAAACTCTGCAAGTTATTTCCAAGAATCAATGGTGAAAACACCCCAAAATGGCAACTACACTTTCCGTGCTCCTAAAGAAGAACCTTATTACTCACCCGTTTTTCCCGTGAGTGACGAGAAGGGCTTTGAGCATTTTGGAACATACGCTTACGGGAGGGGGATGACACTCAAATCCCTCGCACAGATCATCGACACAGCCCCAGAATTATGGGGGGACTTATCCCCTCTCGACCTCAATCGTCTTTACGGGGCAATTGCTGTGGGCAAAAATAGAAAACTCTTGTCAGTCAAGGAAGCAGAAAGTGGTTCATCCCTCCAAAGTAATTACCAAGCGTTCGATAACAACTATCGAACTACTCTCAATGAGAGTATCGCAAACTACATCACTACGAGGGGTCAAGAAGAAGTTTTATCTCAAGATATCATCACTGCTATGACCACTGCTGGAGTGGATTTTTCTTCTACAGATTCAGTGTTCCAACATCTCAAAACATGGACAACAACGGGTCAAGAAGAAGTTGTTGGTGGTGATACTGGGATAAACATCGCTTCAAAAATCTTTGAACAAGCCTTCGTTGGGAATATCATCACGACCAACCAACAATATGGTCAGAAGATTGCTGCTGGTAATGTTCCCATCGAACTAGCCCGACTGGATCAGTTCTATTCCCCCACCACTTGTAACGGAGGAGCAGCCAACGCCCTCTCGACCTCAGATGCTTTCAGTCTTGAATCCGATCAGTATTCCTTCGCTTACAACTCCAACACGGGGGACTTCAATGAAACAGCGTGGCAACAGATGTTAGCCGAGAATCGCCTCATTGATTGGTTCTCTCACCAAGAGGCATTGAGGGGGGAGATACAAGAGCCGACCATCACGATCCAAGATTTCCAAGATGATGCCAATGCTATTGGGGAGGCTTTTTCAACTTTGTCCTCTGACATCCAACAGACACCAGATGTCTTCGGTCAGATAGTTCTAGGGAAATCCCCCGAAAACACCCAATCGACTTCGTTACCACCCCCAACAATAAATGAAGAAGATGAGTAATGGTTTTATATTCGTAGGGAGGTATTATGAGTTTTGATTTTCAGATAGGGTTTCCTTGCCCACATTATATTGTTGAAGAACATGTCGAACTGTCTGCTGATAGGAGAGGCATCGTCACCCGTTATCCCATTGCTGCTAAGGGGACAGTGTCCATTCTTATCAATGACGAGTTCTTTGTTCCCCAAAGGGGATTGGCTTCGAGAGCCGTTTTGAGGGGAGGGCAGAGTGGCCCCTATCGTGTAGGGAAGCACGAGGATGAACTGACGGTTTCCAATCAAGACAGTTCATTCACGGTCAAAATCCCACATGGACTCCGTATCCCCACTGATGACCTCGTGGTTTTATTCAATAAGGCTTTCAAGTCGAAGGGTGAACAGTTCATTTTTGCGACCAATGTGTCGGGTTTCCTCATTTTTTATGATGTGGCTAGTTCGGGTGGGAAGTCAAGGATTCTCGTGACGGGTTCGGCTGTTAATACATTGGGTTTCAAACAGAGGGGTATGAAGGGTCGTCTTTTATATCCAGCGTGGGTGTTGGAGAAGCAGTTGTCTTCTGATGGTGAGTTCTACGGAAGATTCTTGAGATTCACGAAGCCTCTCAAGAACAACCCCCTCATTAAAGTGTCCTATACCACCCCAGCAGAACAATGTGTTCGTTGTCGTTCCACTTATGTCGAGAATGATTACAGATATGACAGCAAGGGTGATATGAAACTCATAACGAATGAGGATCTCCTTTACCAAGCCTCCTTGAAAGCCCTCTTGACCATCAAGGGGAGTAACCCTTATTACAGATGGTACGGCACGAACTTGTTGAACGCCATTGGGAAGAAGGCTGTTCTAGGGCTACAAAACGCCATCAAACAAGAGATATCATCAGCCCTCCAGACATTTCAGCAAGGGCAGTTGGCACAAGCCAAGTATCAAACGGTATCATCTAAGGAGAGATTATTCTCTTTGAGCAGTGTGGAGGTTTATCCACACGAGACAGACCCAACGGCATTTCTTGCTGAGGTGGTCATTGTCAATGCTTCCCAAGAACCCATTTCGCTTTCTGTTATATATACTGCCCCAAGTGCAATCGCTTTGGCGGGGTCGAATGGAAAGTCGCTAGGAATACGATGAGGATATTATGAGAAAACCACAAGTATATAAGCCCGATGGCGAACTAACTGACCAGTTCACATACAAGACGACAATCCCAGAGAAGTTCTTCTCTGGTTTGCTGCCTCCCAACACAGTCGATGTTCAAATCTCTATTCGTGGTGGGGCTTTTGTGTCCAATCCCGATCTCATTGTTTTTGAAGATAGAGCGTGGTCAGCCCCCAATCCCGAAGTCTACCCCAATGGGTTGGAGTTAATCGCGGGGGAGAACCACATCCAAATCAGAACAATCGGAACGAGAGGTGATACCTCTGAGATTCTTGATATCAAAGTCACGCTCATCCAAGATGATTCTATTTATGCCCTCTCAAAACCACCCACCAATCTATCACTATCTCGTGAGAGAGATACCGTCACAGTCACTTGTGAAGGTGTGGTTGACCCCAATGTCATAGGATACAACTTCTATGCTGCCACAGAGCAAGGTGGGGGTGGTGTGGGCTATTCTCGTATCAATCTCAATACCATCCGTTCGGGGGAAACCATTGAGGATTTCGTGGAACTCCAAGACATCTCTTTCTTAGAAGATGTGGCTACCCAAGATTCGGGTGACCCCTATTCCGACCCTCAGTATATTTCTGTCATCACGGAACAAAAAGATATTCTCGGGAATGTCTTCCAGAAGAAAGAAAGAGGGATAAAAGAAATACCAGAAGGCACGGAACAACTGAGAATTGCTTACAAGGTTAGTTCAGTTCGCACGACTTCCATGTATTCTTTCAAGCACAATAGATTATTCTCGGAGAACTCAAACCCTCCTACAATCTTCAGTTCTGAGTTCACGTCAATCAGCCGTGAAGACTCCTTGTTCTATGTGGCAACGGCTTTGTTTTTCGATGACATCAACAGCATTGAGTACGAGAGTGTTTTTTCAGTGGAAGTTATTGGGAGTCCCTTATTGGTATCCCTTGTGGGGAGCAATCTCCCTCAAGTATCCCGAAATCAAATCAGAGAGGATTTCATTTCGTCCGTGTATCGTTCCAATCCCCAACTCCGAGTCGATCCCACATCTGTTCTTTCAGACACCGTCATTGAACCCTTCTCATCAGAGATGGAGAGGATGCGATTCCTATTGGATTTCTTCAATAAAAGTTCATCCCTCGCTGGGTTATTGCAGATAGACGATCCCAATAACACGGGGCAGTCGGCTGACATCACAGCCTCTAATTATAAGCGTGCCATTCAGATTGCTTTCCGTATCGACAACTATGCAGACACCCAAGCCTTCATAGATTCGATCATTGAAGCGAGGGCAATGAACTTCGGTGTGACACGGAGAACCTCCACTCGTTCAAGTGGGGAGATAACTTTTTACGTCACGAAACAACCGACCTCTTCGGTGCAGATACCATTGGGGACAGAAGTTTCTGGTGGGGGAGGCACATTCACTACGCTCCAACGGGGCGTTATAAATGTATCGAATATTGCCTCCTATTACAATCCAGCCTTGAAACGGTGGGAAGTGTCTATTCCAGTCCAAGCCAGCATTGGTGGTTCAAATGGTAATGTCGCACAAGGGCTAGTTCGGTCATCGAACTTGACGGGAGTTCAACTCACCAACAATGCTGCTTTCTTTGGGGGAGCAGACAGAGAAACCAACAGAGAGTTCATCACGAGAGCCATGAACGCTTTGGCGAGTCATGATGTCGGAACAGAAAGGGGCTTTCTTCAGTTAGCCGCTGACATCGTGGGAGTACAGAATCTTAAAGTGGTGGCATCGGGACACAATCTCATGCAACGAGATAAGGATACTTCTGGTAACCATCGTGGTGGTAAAGTAGATATCTGGGTGCGTTCAGACAACCCCGCCATCGTGACGGATTCCTTTGCTTTCTCTTATTCTTTAGGGAAAGATGTGACTTTTGAGGTGGTTGGATCACCCACTGACTTAATCTTCAAGGCGATTGATTCTTCCTTGACGGAGGATGCCCCCATTCTGAGATTGCTCTCAGAAACCGATAGATTTGGTTTCCGTAATGGCTCGACTGGACAATTCTTTGATATCACGGGTGCAAAGGTCATTCAATACAACATGATACAACTCTCCACTGAGATCAATC